TTCACCTTCAGGGCCGTAATTTACTTTAGGGTCAGTCCAATGACTATCTGCGTAACCATCTCTTTCAGCAGGACGTCCTGCTAATCCTTTAGCAACACCACCTGCCCATGTTCCTTGACCTGCTCTCTTACCGGCATAACTAGTCAATGTTGCCGGACTTAGTTCATCAAGTTGAGCTTCGGCCATGGCCATCATGGTTGGATCATTCATTTGCTTTTGCAATTGAGCAATCTCGCCTTGCTTGGCTTTGATAGCATCTTGAATTTGCTTTTTCTTTTGCTGGATCTGTGCGGCTTGCATTCCAGCTTGTGCCTGAGGATTTGCAGCAGGAGCGGCGCCTGGAGTAGTTGCGGCCGCGGCCAGAGCCTGTTCCATCATGACCAATTTCAAGTATGATGGATTTCGCTCACTGTAGTGAAATTCTGGAGTGCGACGATGTTCAGCAATTAAGCCACGCACACGCTTGAGCATGTTTCGTGCTTGGCCTTTTGATACTGTGTTGAAATCAACACGGTTGCCAAAATAGCTTTCAAAAACCTTAGCGGCTTGTTGTATTGGGTTGGCTACGGCCAGTTCTTGCAGTTTCATTATTGAATCCTCTTAATTGTATATATTTAGCCCAGTTTACATATTTGTTTAACTGATTTTCCAGCAATTTCTTTTGTATGATTTTGCTTTCCAGCTTGGTTAGAATAATTTCTCGTAAATTAGGATCTCGGCTACGATCACCAATTGCTGCTCTGGTATTAATGTCGTTTTTAAGTGCTGTTAATTTATTATCGGTTCTTAGTATTTCTCGGGCTGTGTTATAACCATGATTTTTATCGGCTATGCACCAGCTGAGTGCTGTGCGTGTGCTGCTGAACGTGCCCACTTCTGTAATGCCACAAACAACTTGATAACCTGGTGATACAGGCTGTATTCGATAGTGCCCAAATACTTCGTATCCATCATCACTGACCCAGATCAAATTGGGTGCAACATTTTTAAATTCCTGGCGGAACATGCGTTCAAATTCTTGGTCTGGTTTCATTTAATGATGTAGTGAGAGATCATGTAGCCCAATGCTGCTGTCAATACTCCAATAGAACCCACTGCCCAATTGATCAGTTGAGTATTTCGTTGATTGTTCATTTGGCTTACATTGTCTTTAACTTCTGCAACCATATCGCACAGATGTGCAATGCTAACACTCATGGCAGTCATTTTGTCTTCTAATGCATTGTAGCGTTCGGCACATAGTTCTACGTGTGCTTCCAGGCTTTTCTTTTCAATATCAGTTGGCTCAACCATGATTAATCTCCATCAAGTATTTATGGAAATGGGTGCAAACCAAATATTCTGTCTGTCCCCTTCAGTGATCAATGCAGTGTCAATGTCTGGGTCGTTATCAAGCTCACGCAACATAGGCACACCCGCTGCATCAGCACGTAGCACTGATACAGGGTCTGATTCTGGGCCGTAAATGCCGGCGGATTCTGTTTCAAATTCAAACATCCAACGTGTGCCTGTTTGATCTGGTATAGGATCAGTCAACGCAAACAACTGGGTACGTAGACTTAAAATTTGTGTAATTGTTTCCCAATTGCGTTGTTGGTTGCGACTGCGATTCCAAGATTCAGAATCGTGTATTAGTTGTCCAGCATGGTCATGAAATGGCATTCGGCTTTGTTTACAGTGACCGGTTACTCCGGTGGCTGTAATATCAAACAGGGTTTGGCAGGCAAATTTCATTCAGGGCGCCTGCTTAGTTCATAGAGTATTTCTACTTGTTCACACAAGTGATCAAGTTCTGGGTCATCGCGGCGAGCTTGAAAAATTTCAACCCAACGTTTTGATTTTTCTAAGTCTTTGAGTTCTTGTTGTAGTTTAGGATCTTGCCAATGTAGTTCTCGTTTGGTTGCGCCAGGGCTGCGAGCATATACTGTTCGCCCGCCATCTGGACTTTCAAACACTGTTAATTCTGTTATTTTGCTGACCATCATGATCTAGTATTTAAGTCGTTGTTGCAAGACCCATATTAAAGTCAACAAAAAAGCACCCGAAGGTGCTTTTCAATTACGCTGCGTCTACAAACTTTTTGAGTTCTTCAGCCTTGACCACAATGTCTGTGGTACTTGGAAAATCAGGCATGGTTGGATACGGAAGAGTTCCACGATTAGCATCATTCAGCTTGGAATGATATTCATCGCTTAGGCTACTGCGCTTGTCATGCACTGGCGTTTGAAGTATTTCCTTGGCCAGATGTAAAAGTTCGAGACGAATCTCGTAAGGTGTTTTGCTCATGTTTTTCTCCTGTGTATGTGTGTGTCGTTCCGGTCCCGCCCTATGCAGGACAAGATTGCTACACGAGCACAATTACTTATACCTGTAAAATTCAGTCAACAAAAAACCTGCCTCAGCAGGTTTGATGTTTTATGCAAAAACTTAATTATGCAAGGTTTGTAAACGAAGCTGTAGTAGAAACGTTTCCTGTTGGAACACCAATGGTTGTTGTATTGGCTGTTTGAACAGCGGCAACAAATGTAGCACTAGTGTATGCACCAGCTGGGTAAACACCAAAACTGATTGTGGTGCCGTTAGCAGCCACTTGGTACATAGAAACTGTAGCTGTTTGTTGAACTGCTTGCAACACGTTAGCAACATAACCATTAACAGCGCCTTGAAGCGACACGTTACCGTTAGCTGTTACGCTGAAAAAGTCTAACTTTGGACCTGCTACTTGAATTGGACCTTGAACGTTCATTGCTGCTGTTGGAGCAACGTTACCATTCAATACGTCAGTTGCAAATACTGGTTGTGAACCACCAGAAACTTTAGTAATATAAGCCATTTTTAAATCTCCTTAGTATATGGCCACTGTGGGCCTACTTTTATTTATACCTTTTGGCAAAAATTAGGAGTTAGGCACAGATTCTGGGTTGTTTATTTGACGATTTGCCGCGGTGAATCCACCGGCGAGACGATTCACAGCCTTGGCCATACCAGCCGGAGTGGCCATAACCCAACCTTCTTGCCCTGGATGCTGTAGATCCAATTGTTGTAGCACATCCATTTTGATATCGTGTAGTAGTCCCCAAGCCGTGAATGCCGCGGCCATACCCGACAGGTTGCTACGTGGACTTTGTAAGTATTCTACAATATTTCGAAACTTTTTAGGTGTAACACGTTGTTGTAACCAAGGGCCAAAATCAGCTACTAAGTTATCAAATCCAACACCCACACGACTGTTGATATAGTCTATACATAACTTGGGCAAGTCAGTGATCTGTAGCGCACGAAGTTCAGCAGGATTAAACAGTTGGTCAATTGCAGCTCCTTGACTACTGTAAACTGTTCTCAGCTGTTGCGTTAATTCTCGATCGGGTTTGACATTTTCTTTGGCATACACTGGCTCTAATAAAAGTAATCCAGAAACTGGTTTAAATTTAACTGTACCAATGGGTTCTTTGGCGGCACCTGGTTCGGCATATCTAGTGTGCATGGCAATGCCAACTTCGCTGGCGCCAATGCGCTTGCCCACATCACTGTTGGCTGGAATTTTGTATTCTATGGTGTTGGGTGTAAACACATAGTTGCCGGCTTCCAATGGAGGGGTATCCATATACAACAGGTCGCCTTGCACAAATCCTCGATAGTTTGGTGGTACTGCGGCATCTAACATACCCCACAGTTTGTTATAAATTGGTGCAAGATCCTGCACACGAGTAGCAGGTTTGCCCAACGCCGCAGCATCAGCGTCTCTGGCGGCTAAATGTTGTGTAACTTGTCGAGGACTTGTAAACAAGCCGTTATAGCCTTTGGCTGTGAATCCAGAAACATCAGTTAGAATAAATGTTCCGTTGGCATCACGACCAAATATCAATGCTGGCTTACCGTCCCATTTGACTGTGGTAGTTTTACCTGTGTCAGCGGCTGTGTGTTTTACAATGTCCATGGCTTTTTTAATACCGTCACTGCCGTTACGGAACACATAGTCTTCCAAATGCTCAATACCTTTGGCGCGGCCGCCTTGCACTTCGGCTTCCACAATGACCTGCATACCTTGGTTTACAATACGGTCACGCAGACGTGCTAGAAAGTGAACATCCGAAACTGGCTTGTAAAATTCAGCACTTTCTAAAAATGGTAAACCTTCACGTTCCATGTGCTGACGGAAGTCAGCTAGTTTGGCTTCACGTTGAGGATCTGTGCTGAGAGCTTGTAATATGTTTTCTACCGACGCTAAATCTTGACGTGTGGCTGATTTGTTCAACAACATTTTGGCCACTTGATCTGGATCGTCTGAAATAATTTCGTTGGTGTTGCGATCAGCAATACCGCCAATTTGATTTAATTTATAGCCCATGCTTTTTGCCAAGCTGTTCATTAACACATTACGTTCACGTCCTTTGTATTTGCTATCAGCTGGCATTGCACCCAACACAAATTTTGACCAAGGTACATTCTTCAACAACATAAAATCTGTTTGAACATAGCCATTAGCAGGATTTCCAACGATGGGTGTAAGAAAATGTACCGCTGTTCCGGACTTTTTAACATAGTCTTCGGGTTTAAATCCGTGGCTGGCAGCCCACTGCTTGAGTCTGGCTTCTAGTTGTTCTTTGGTAACGGTATTGGCATCTACAGCAATGTCTAAATCGCCCGACGTATCTTTGATACCGGTGGATCCCAGTGTATTGCTTTGTAAATCTAGACCAGGCAGAAGCTCTTCCAACCAGGCCAGAGTAGGCCGAACATCCGTTTGATTGATGCGCTGTGTTACTGCCTGCCCTTTGGCGTTCTTGAATACATTGCCGCCTTCTTGTAAAGATTGTATCATCTTAATCCCAATGCTATTTTAATTTCGTTTGCAGCAGCTGGATCTTTGGCCATAGTTTTAAGAGTTTCAATTTGATCAGGATTCAACACTCTTGATAATGGAATAAGAGAAGAAACTCTGTTTCCGCCGCCTTGTTGTCGTGTTTTTGCTCGCTGTTCGGCAGACAATTTTTGCATGGCTTGACCAACCAGAATCAAATATTTTTCCACTGCCAATTGATTGTTTTTAGGGTCTTGTTGAGTTGTAACAACGTTGGACAAGGCTTGATCTAAACTCTGACTCATGTCTGGCATTTTTTCTACATCAGCTAATCCAAGTCCGGAAGATTTATCGGCAACTTTTGATGTCACCCAGGTTTTAAAGTCTTGAGCATACTTGCGTTGACTGGCTTCATCAGGAGCTCCAGGAACAGTAGAATTATCTTCGTTGGTCGTGCCTCTTTGTTTGGCATCTGCGGCCGCGATTCGTTGTTGTAATATTTCATACTCGTCCGCAGATGGCAAGCCTGGAGACGACTTGGTAATTTTAGTAGTAGGTGTTAACCATTTTGGTGCTGTCTTTGCCGCAGTAGTAGCCGGCACTGCCGCAGGGGCGGTTTGTGGCTTGGCCGCATGGAATCGTCCTGTTGGCATCTGTGTAGTTGTGCCGCCAGTGCTGGAAACAGATTTGTTGGCACCACTCAACTGTTGAGCCATTTGTCCAAATGAGTTTCCTGTTGGTGCAGTTGCTTGGGCACGACTATTGCGTTGACGTATAGCGTTAGGAGTTTGACTTATAACACCAGGTTGTTTTCCACCGGTGCGCGATTTTGCTACAGCTGGCGTTGTAACTGGTGCCGTAGTAGGTGTGGGTTTGGCTACAACGGTGGGCTTGGTTGCTGTAGTTGGTTGTGGTAATCCAGTGTTAGCAGTTGGATTGGGTATACCTGCTGGTGCGTTAGTTGTTACATTTTTATATGCAGGACCAAAACTCGGAGTTTTGGTTGGTGTTGATGTAGGTGCTGTTGCCGCAGGTG